GTGGTCTGACTTCTGCTCCTAAAGCAGGGTACAAAAACATGATGACAATGTCCCGTCCCGGTGACACCAAGAAAGTCATCTAACGCACTTAGGGGATAAATATGAGCTTAGAAGATATTTCGCTGGAAGCCCGTGACGAATTAGCTTTGCTTGCAAAGCAATTGTCGGACAATCCTGAAACACGCAAAGAATTCTTGCGCCTGACTCAACGGGTAAAGCCAAACATGGTGATTCCCGAATTGCAACTTGAGGACTTTACAAACAAGAAAGTCAATCAAGCTGAAGAACGGGTTATGCAGCTAGAAAACAAATTGCGTGAAAAAGACATTCGAGAGCATCTTGAATCAAAACGCCGTGCTTTAAAAGAGCAAGGAATTGCTCGCACTGACGAAGATATTCAAGAGATTGAAAAAATCATGCTTGAACAAGGTATTACCAGCCACGACACAGCAGCGCAGCATTGGGAGTGGATGAAACAAGCCGCTACTCCAACCCCTACTGGATACAACCCAAATATGATTAACAAGTTTGACTTGTCAAAGTATTGGAAAAATCCACAAGGTGCTGCACGAAATGAAGCGGCTACAGCGTTACATGAAATTAGAAACAATGGTCGTAGACCAATTGGTGTTTAATGTTTAATGTCGGGGATAATTTTTTTAATCTAAGGAGCCTGCTATGCCTATAGGCGGCGGAATTTTACCAGCATCAGGTAGCTCGCAATATAACGAGCTTACCTATGTCACAAGACGGGCGTTTATCCCTAAACTTGTGGTACAGCTATACAACTCAACCCCCCTTATGGCTGCTCTGATTGCAAACAGTCAGCAAGCATCAGGCGGTGTGAGCCAAGTGACAGTGCCAGTTCAGGGCGCACAGTTTGTTAATGCACAATGGTCTGATTACTCTGGTTCGTTTAACCAGCCATCAGTTCAGCAAGGTGCGTTTAACGCTGAGTTCAACCTTAAGCTGATGATTGCTCCAGTTCCATTCTTAGGGATGGAAGGTGCGGTTCAACAAGACTACGCTATTATTCCTCTGATTGAAGCTCGCATGAACGATGCGACCAACGTGATGATGGATGCAATGGCAACAGCCTTGTACACCAACTACACCAATACCCAACAGTTTATTGGTCTGCCCGGCGCAATTGACGATGGCACGAACATGACTACTTACGGCAACATTAACCGCACGACCTACACTTGGTGGAAGTCGAAGGTTTACAATGCTGGTAACGTCAACCCAACCCGTCAAAACATTCTTCAGTACATTTCTGGAACCGTGAAGAACGGCGCAGAAGTTCCTACTTTTGGTGTCTGCGGTTTTGGTACTTGGACTCTATTGGCTCAAGACTACGTTGGTCAAGAACAGTATGTCATTACCCCCGGTTCGGGATTTGATAGTGATGGTAACGGTCCTCAAGCAGCTTTCCGTGCTTTGATGGTTGCCGGTGTGCCAATCTATCCAGACCCATATTGCCCAGAGGGTACGGTCTACTTCATCAACAGCAATTACCTCTCACTGTACATTCACGAACAAGGTTCGTTTGTGTTTACCGGCTTTGAATCAACTCTACCTAATTGGCAGATTGGTTACGTTGGTGCGGTGTTGATGATTGCGGAATTGGTTTCTACCAAGCCCAAGTCGATGACCCGTGTGTCTAGCTATAACTCAATTTCGATTTAAGGAGAAATAGTCATGGCTCTCGGTCTAAACAAGATTGTCCTCGCAAGTGCAAGCACCAATACCCCCGGTGCATATTGGCAGTTAACAACCCTTACTGGAAACAACAGCACTACCGTTGTTCCTGCGGGTACTTATCTGCTGTTCCCAACGGCTAACGTAACAATTGAAGCGGTGTCGGCTTACAACACCAATACTGCTTGTGCAACGCCATCTACTTGGTCAACCCTCATTGCCAATAATACTGGCGGTGTGTTGATTTCTGACGGTGTTAACGTGCGTGCAAACACAATTGTTGCAACTGCATCTACGATTATCTTGGCTACGGTCAATGGTGGTCAGGCTGCTACCGGCACTTACAACAGTTAAGGAACTGAAATGGCAAATCCAGATGCAGTCAGTCAGCTCTATCTTGATAGTTTCGGTTTTGGATTAGTTGCACAGATTCGAGCGACTGCACTTAATACCGCTGGAAATGCTGTTGTTACGTTACCTCTGTTGCGTGGTGGTATGACCAACAGCGGTAATGCAGCAACTTCAGGAAGCGTAATTATTAGGCGCATTACTGTTCAAAATCCAAGTGGCAGCGTTTCAACTGCTAACGTATCTATTACCACAAGCGGCGATGGCAATACGTCTAACGCTGTTGTCGCTAGTGTGGCATTATCTACGGTCAGCGCAGTCAACAGGTTTCAAGATTTAACAATCGCCGGTGTTTATGGTGCTAACACCGCTGTATCAGGAAACACAACTTCTGCGTTGTATGTAAATGTAAACACCGCTTCTGGTAACGCTAACACCGTTGACATTTGCGTTTTTGGACAAGTTGTAGGATTCTAAATGTCTGTTATCTTTGTAACTAATAATTCTGACAAAGTATGGAAAGATGGCTATGCCGGTAAATTCTATACTTTTGGCAAAGGCGAAACGGTAGAAGTGCCGATTGAAGTAGCCAAGCACGTTTTTGGTTACGGAGATGACAACAAAGAACCTTATTTGGCAAGGCTTGGTTGGATTACAACTTCTAATGATTTAGAAAAAGGTTTAGAGCTTTTATCTAAATGGGAGTTATCCACCGAGCCTCCAAAAAAGAACCAATCGTTATCCCCGTTGGTGGAAAGAGTACCCCTAGAGGTTGTAAAATCTCGTGGGGGAAAAGTCCTGTCAGCAGCTTAAAGATTATGGAAGGTAAATGTCTCAAAATTTGTCGGGATACATCACCCAAGTTAGACGTTTGCTGCATGATGCCAATGCCAATTTTTACACGGACCAGCAGCTAACAGATAACATCAATGCCGCCCGTGCAAGAACGGTGCGAGATACTGGCTGTCTGCGTTCAATTCAAGTTACACAATCACCCGCCCCCGTTGCTGTCACGCTTAATAACGTAACTGCGACAAATCCTGTTGCATGGGCTGCAAGCACTCCCTGCACTTTAGGGCAGTTTGTGTTTAGCAACATTTTTATTTATCAAGTCACATTAGCAGGAACAAGCGGAACAACGGCTCCAGCTTATCCTTCCGGCACAACAAACTATCCACCAAGCACTCAATTTACAGATGGCACTTGCGGATTAACGTATGTGGGAAACGTAGAGCAAATCCCGTACTCTACGTTACCACAAGGCGCAAACACGCTTGATATTCTTAACGTAAATTTGTATTGGGGCAATAGTCGTGTGCCGTTGAATTATTTGCCGTGGACAGACTTTAATGCTCGTATGCGTTTTTGGCAAAATTACATTGGTAGACCAGAAGCGTTTTCAATTTACGGACAAAATACTATTTACATTGGTCCTATTCCAGACCAAATTTATCAATTAGAAATTGATACTGTAATTTTGCCAACAGATTTAACATTGTCTAATCCTGTTGTGCCTGACACAATTCAAGACCCATATACTTCTTGCCCACAATTTTATGCTGCATATTTGGCTAAGTATTATGAACAGTCTTTTGGCGAAGCAGAAATTTTTAAGCAAGAATATATTAACCATGCAAGAAGTGTCCTAAACACGACATTTACTCGTAGGATTCCTTCAGCCTATAGCAGTCCATACTAATCATGGCAGCGGCAGAGCAGAAAAAAAGCTATAAAGTTGTTAAGCAATTTAAAGGGCTTAACACTAAAGCCAATCGCACGGCTATTGAAGAAGATGAATTTTCGTGGATTGAAAATGTTCAACCTGTCGGATATGGTAATGCTAAGGTTATTCCTAACTACATTGCTTCTAAAGATACTGGTGGCAATGCTGTTGTTTGGTCTAATACCGTCAGCCATTTAACGTCATGCAATATTGACATAACTGATTACATAATTGCATTTCAAACAGACGGTAGCGCACAATATTATAACTTAACCACTAAAGCAAAAGGAAATGTTGCTGTTGCTGGAACATTTTCTAACACTGGAATTATTACAAGCCAGTGGAAAAATGAAAGAATGTTAATTCTTGACCCATCTAAAGGTTACTTTACTTGGGATGGCAACAATGTTGTGTCTGTTGGTTCTGTAGGAATCATTGCAATTACAAATAGCGGTTCTGGTTATACAACTACACCTACTGTTGTAATTGGCGCACCACTTGATTCAAATGGCGGTCAAGCCAATGCAACAGCTTCGGTTTTAGCTAATGTTGTTGCACTTATTTCTTTAGATAATGCCGGTTCTGGTTATGGAACCCCTCCTCCTACAGTTACTATTTCTGGCGGTGGTGGAGCTAACGCTACAGCTATTGCTGGTGTTGTTACGTTTGCTACGGGAACCGTTTCAGCCGTTGTTGTATCTGGTGGTACTGGTTACACCAATGCAGCAAACACGGTTGTAACATTTAGCGGTGGGGGTGGAACAAACGCAGCCGGTACTGCGGTATTAGGCGGTGGTCAAGTCCAACAAATTATTATGACCAACCCCGGTTCGGGATACACCAATGCGGCTAATTTAACAGTCACAATATCTGGCGGGGGCGGTGCAAATGCGGTTTGTAAAGGGATTGTTAACAGTGATCGTAATTGCGGCATTGCTTCTTTTAGCGGCAGGGTTTTTATTGCTGCCGGTAGGACTATTTATTATTCTGCTGCGGATTCCTACACCGACTTTACAAGTGTGTCTGCCGGGTCTTTTGTCTTAACTGATTCTACGTTGCATGGCAACATTCAACAAATATTAGCAGCAAATAACTTTTTGTACATTTTTGGTGACGATTCAATTAACGTATTTTCTGACGTTAGAGTTGATACCAACGGAATTACTATTTTTACTAATACAAACGTGTCTGCGTCTGTAGGAAGTAAAAGAGCCAATGCTATTTTTCCGTATTTTCGTTCTGTATTGTTTTTAAATGATTACGGAATTTATGCACTTGTTGGCTCAACAACATCTAAAATTTCTGATGCTTTAGATGGAATGTTTCCTAATATTGATTTTTCTTATCCAATTTATGCGGGACAAGTATTATTAAATAATATTTTATGCGCCGCATTTAATTTTAGATACTACGATTTAGTATTTACTAATTCTTATCGCTACGTTCAAGCAGTATTTTTTGAAAAGAAATGGTTTATTACTTCTCAAAATGATGCGTTGCAATTTGTGACTTCTGTTCCTGTTAGTGGTTTAGTTACGCTTTTTGGAACAGCAGACAATAATTTATATCAATTGTACGGAAACGCTACAGCGTCAATTACGTCACGGCTGCAAACTGCTTTGTTGCCAATGACTGATCCTATTCGTACTAAACAAGCGTTAAAGATTGGAATTGAGGCAACATCAACACCAAGTACACCCGTTGCATTACAAGCAACGGTTGATTCAGAAAATCAATCAAGTCCCCCGTATTCATTAACAAGTTTAATTGCTTGGACAAACAATATTCTTCAAGTTGTTACATGGACAAACAATTCAAGTCAAATTGTTGGTTGGGGAACTGTTGGCTATGAGCTATTTAAAACAGACGCTTCCATGTATGGAAAATACATTGGAATCACAGTAACATCAACAAATCCCGGCTACGTTTATAACGGATTTGAATTTGAACATGAATTGAGAGTGAGGTTCTAATGGCTGTCCCATATATCTTTGCAACAGCAACAACATCTATTCCGCTATCGCAATTGGACAGCAATTTTGCAACTCCAATTACGCTTGGAAACACTTCTGTTTATTTAGGAAATACAACAACTAGCGTGGGAAATCTTACGCTGACCAATGCGACCATTTCAACTGTTGCAACAACTTTTCCAAATAGTTTTTTGGCAAATAGTTCTTTAACAATTGGAACAACAAATGTTAGTTTAGGCGGTACGACATCAAGCCTTGCTAATGTGACGTTAAGTAATGTCACTATTTCAAGTGGTTCAATCAATATTACAAACGTATCAGTCAGCAATATTACTGTTACGGGTGGAACAATTGACGGTACTGCTATTGGTAGTACATCTGCATCAACTGGTAAATTTACTACGCTGACAGACTCAGGCTTAACCTCGGGTCGAGTTAATTACAACGGCACGGGTGGCTTGCTTGTTGATTCTGCAAACTTGACTTTTGATGGCACAATCCTATCCGCCACACGCTTTGCAGGCGCACTAAACGGCACAGTGGGTGCTACCACCCCTAGCACTGGTGCGTTCACTACACTATCAGGTACGGGTCAACTCACCCTCACCAACGCAATCGATTACAACTTGTACGCTAGTGGTGCGGGTGCTAATTACATGGCAGGGTCGTTGGGGATTGGCACTACCTCTCCAGCCGCACTTCTTCATGTTAGCAGCGGCGCTGCAAAAATCAGAATTGGTTTAACGGCTTCAAGTCAATACACAGATATATATCGTGATGGCGCAACGGGATTTACAATTTATAACGCAGCGCAACCGTCATTTTCATCGCATATTTTTCAAATTACAGGAACGGAATACGCTCGTATTGGAACAACTGGCACAATTTCCCTAGGCGCGGGTCCCGGTGCAGAATCCCTGCGTGTCACGCCTGTTGCTAGTGCGGTGAATTATTACAACGTCACGGGTGGGGCTACAGGGTCAAGTCCTTACTTACAAGCCTCTGGTTCGGATACAAATATCCACTCGCAATACTTATCCAAAGGCACGTTTGGGCATATATTTAATACTGGTTCGGCGGGTAACTTTCAGTTTTATATTGCCCACACAGCCTCAGCAGTTAACTACCTGCAAGCGACGGGTGGCGCTACAACTGCGGGTGTAAACTTTTCTGCCCAAGGTAGTGATACAAATATCTTCATCACTTACGACACTAAAGGCACAGAGGCGCATAGCTTTAGAACCAACGCTGGTGCACAGCAGCAGTTTCGTATTGCCCACACAGCAAGCGCAGTTAACTTCTTGCAAGTGTCAGGTAACGTCACAGGTCAGGGTACGGTATTAAGCTCGCAAGGTTCTGACGCAAACGTCAATATGCTTTACTTGGCAAAAGGAACGGGCAAACACGGGTTTGGAACTGGCGGTGGCGCTTACACCGAACAATTTGCAGTAACCCACACAGCCTCAGCAGTTAACTATCTGCAAGTGACGGGTAATGTTACGGGATTTGGACCGTCAATAACCGCCTCAGGTAGTGATACCAATATACCCATTTACATGATTGCCAAAGGTGCATCGCCAATTTATTTTATTGGGCAATCAAACAATAATCAGTTTGCTGTAAACATGACTGCCTCTGCGGTTAATTTTGCAAGCGTTGCTGGTGGTGCTACAGGCAATTCCGTAACTTTTGCTGCACAAGGAAGTGACACTAATGTTGACCTAGCATTAGTACCGCAAGGCACAGGCGTTGTTAAGTTTGGCACATACACAGCAGGCGTCATCGCGCAAGCAGGGTACATTTCTATAAAAGACGCTGGTGGCACAACTCGTAGACTTTTAGTCGGTTAATCAAAGGAGTAGTAAATTGGATCAAGCAATCCCCCTAAGCCTCGCCCCCGAAGAAATTAACTTCATTCAGCAAGTTCTGGGTGAGCTTCCTTCAAAGTCAGGAGCGTACGCCTTAATGATGAAGATCAAGCAACAGTCTGACGCTGCT